TCTAAAAATATTCCATCTGTTGTTGAAGATGGTGTGTTTTACGATATGAGTAATAGAGTTGACGCATGTTATTTTGTGTTGTCAAAGTTGTTGGAAAGCGGAACGAATACCAAAATTATTGGTAATATAGACCATGAAATTTATATTCTTAAACATTTGCTGAAGCCGCAATAGACCAGCAATAACCACTTATAGCCGTCCTTTTTGGGCGGCTTTTTTTTGTCTTTTTTAAAATCTTTTTTCAAATAGTCTTTGTATGTGATTATAATAATTCCAAAATCTGTGTATTTTTACGGATTTATTGATCTACATAAAAGGAGTCACATGACAGAAAAAGAAGATCTACCAATAACATCTACACCAAGAGATAAATACAAAAAAGCATTCGAACAGGGAATGCAATACGAACACTACAAGATCCGAAAAAGCAGAAAGGTTTGGTTTGTCAGAGGATTGATCCTAGGTTATCTACCATACGCGATCCATCAATGGCCTTATATTGTGCAGTGGGTGTACTCATGAAATATAAAGTAGCCAACCCATCAGCACTTGATAAATTCTTTATCAAATACTTTTCATCTCACTTAATCAGAATCTCCAGAGGCAATATTGGGCGCTATTTTATGGCCGCAGGATTTACTCTTGGATTTCTAGTGGGGTTTGTATTATGAATTTAAAGCTCGAACAATTATCAATTGACGAGATCAACCAGATCCATGACTTATTGCAGATCATTGGCGTTCAATCAAGCGTACATGATCAGCCAAGTCAAAACACTTATTCCATCGAAGTCGGCCTTAACAAAGCCAACGCCAGCCTTATTGAAGGCATTCTTAACTATATAGCAATTTACATACATAAAGGAGATACAAATGACATCAAGCACTAGCATTGAAGCCTATAGAGATATACAAGCAACTGGAAAATCACAAAAACAAGTAGACATAATTTTGGACTGTTTACTTAGCAACAAAAAGCCACTTACTGGGCGCGAGATCCAGCAAAAAACAGATCTAGATATTAATGCGATCAGTGGCCGCGTAAATGAAATGAAAGCCAGTGGCCTAGTAACCACTTGCGGCAAAACTAAGTGTCCGATCACTAAAAGAACTGTTGTCCCTGTGACAGCCGTTTGGAACATTCTTGAGGCATATTACCCACCAGCAAAATAAATCTAAATCACATACGGAGAACTAAATGAATACAAATATCAAAATCGAATTAACAGATGAACAGCGTAATTTAATAAGCAACATTTATCACAACAAGTCTAGTGCAAAGCTGGCAACGAGAAAAGAAGTCAATGACTTAGTTATGCTATTTATTTCTCAACTCATTAATGGTATTCCTAACGATCAATCAGCAGATCTTGTTGATGATCAAATCTATAAATCAATACAGCCGATTGCAAAAGGTGTCATCCAGCAAGGCTACAAATATTTTATGAATGACATTGAAGTTAGCGCTGAAATTTTTCATGATCCTGTAACAGCAAAAATAAATGCTGAGATGGGAGATCTTGCCGCCGCTAATCGGAGATCTTGATCATCAAAGAAAAAATGGCAGGGGTTTTTGAATTACCCTTTTCGCAAGTTTGATCTGTGCTTGTTGCCGCAAACAGATCATTTTTTTTTAATTAACTAAGGAATAACATGGCAGGTATTAACAAGGCTCTAGTAATAGGAAATCTGGGACAAGATCCAGAGGTTCGCAACACTAAGTCGGGAGAAACAGTTTGCAACCTAAATATAGCGACCTCAGAGCGCTGGAGAGATCGGACAAGCAATGAGCTTGTTGAGAAAACAGAATGGCATCGAGTGAGCGTGTTTGGTAAGAGCGCAGTATTCGCATCTGAGTATCTCACTAAGGGATCTAAGGTTTATATCGAAGGTAAGTTGCAAACGCGTAAATGGCAAGATCAAAGCGGTGCAGATCGATACACCACTGAAATTGTTGTTGCAGGATATGGCGGCATACTTCAAGCATTAGATAAAAAGAATGGATCTAACCAAGATCCAGAGCTGGAAGATATTCCATTTTAACGACTAACTTATGTGTCGATCTTATTAGGAACGGCACATCTAAAAAAAAGGAGATAAGAGTGAAATACAAAAAGCAATGGATAAGCGAGATGCTTAACAAACAAGATCTTATGGAACTAACAACCAAGAAACTTGAAAGCATTGGAAAAAGTTACGGCCTTGATCTGGATCGTAGGCTTAAAAAAGAAACATTAGTTGATCAACTTTATAAAGTTTTATAGGAGATCTTATGAAAATGAAATATGAGATTAGAAAAGGTAATGACAGGATCTTGATGACTATGAATGAGATCATGAAAAAAACTGGCCTGCAAGCATCAGCAGTTAGACATAGACTGAAGCAAAGCAATGAATATAAGATCGTTATGGCTAAGAAGGGTAAACACATTATTGGCGGCTATACAAAAGCTGACAAAGCCAGAGCCAAGAGATTAGCAAAAGCCAGAGAACTTAACTTCCAGACCGAAGAGAATAAGGCAGAGCGTAAGAAAAAACAGATCAAATATGCTAAGCACCCTTTTTGGGATCAAGGCGAGGAAGGAAAGCTCCACAGATTGTTATGGGGTGCATGGTGATCGCTGACGAGAACCTTGAGGATGTAAGATCTAAGCTCAAAGAATTAGAAGATCAATATCATGATCTAATTTTCGAAGATAAAGATTCAGAGGCCGAGATCGTATTGCGCAGAGTTGATTTTTATAAAGAACTTCTGCGCGCTGGAATAGAACAAAGACCAAAATTTTAATTATGACACTAGAAAAAGATTACTACACAGTCAATGAAGCGGCAGTTTACATGGGATTGTCGCTTAGCGGCTTTAAGGTTGTGGCAAACGCCAATAATATTCCTTTTGGTAAAGTACCAAGAGGCAACAAAATTTACAGAAGATCTGATCTAAGTAAGCTCAATGAGCAATACTTTAATGCAGACAAAATATTTATTGAAGGAGAAGATCGAACATGAATACAGATGATACAAAAATCAATCCAAGTTATTACACCAAAGGCATCCAAACTACTGACTATATTGAAAGCCATGATCTTGGGTTTTGTGCTGGCAATATCGTCAAATATGTAACCAGATATTTGCATAAGAACCCAGAGAATCCATTAGAAGATCTTGAGAAGGCTCAGAAGTACATTGAGATCTTGATCAAGAAACATACACCATTCCCAACTCAAAAACATAAGATGGCAGAAGATTACAAAGAAGCTCTAGCCAAGCTCAAGGCTGGACAGTTATAAATTAATAGCTGTAGTAACAGATTTGAGATGATTTGGCGATAAATGGATATATCTCATAGTTGTTTTGATGTCAGCATGTCCCATCACATTTTGAATACTTGCCAAGTCAACTCCTGCCATAGCTAAATGACTTGCATAAGTATGCCGCAAGACATGAGTCCCCCAGTTACCCTGTTTGATCCCAGCTCTTTGACAGCATCGAGCCAAAGCAGTTCCAATACTTGATCTATGCTTGATGTTTGGAAACAAATATTCACCAGTCAGATCAAAGTTATCTAATGCTTTCATAGCATTCTCATTCAAGCCAACTACTCGAAACTTTCCAGACTTAGTTCTGGCCTTATTAGTCGATACAATATAGATCTTACCAGCGTTAATGTTATCAACTCTGAGCAGTTGTAACTCTCCTATTCTTAACCCAGTATTAGCCAGAAACATCCACCAATGCCAATGATTTGGAGAGTTATCATAGAGATCTTGGAGATCTTCAGTTGAGTGATACTTTGGCGGCTGATCGTTTTGATCTGGCACTTGCTCAATCTTTAGATCTGGAACTTGGTATTTTTGACGATCAGCTCTATTTAAAAAGGCCTTTATGTCATTCAATAGTTTGTTGATCATTGCAGGAGCTAATCCATAGTGTCGTTTCTGATCAATAAACTCATCGATCTGATCAATTGTCAGCTTATGAATGTACATATCACCAAACAAATCATCCAAATGATTAACAAAATTATCATTTTTAACCTTAAAACTGCTTGGATATTGCCTCTCAAACCATCTCAGATAGATCTTAGAGTATTCCCTGTATTTAATCTGACGGCTACGAGTTGTCCCGCCTGCCGTTTTAGCCAGATATAGATCGTATTTTTTCTTCTCAAGGATTTGCTGTGCCATTTCTTTCTTGATCTTTCCAAGTGACTCTCTCTTTCTCTTTCCATCGATGTCAATGTAATTCAGTTGCCACACCTTGGTTTGCAGTTTTTTTATTGTTGCCATTAAGTTCTCCTATTACTGTGCCATAACTCTGCCATTTTCAAAGCTAAATATACCTGTTATTGACCAAATATTGCATATTTATACATTTATTAGTATAAAAAATAATAGGCTTAAAATGCCTGTTTATTGGCTTTCTGGAGGGGTTTTGGATGGTAGTCGCGGGCAGATTCGAACTGCCGACATCCACCTTGTCGAAGTGTTAGGATCATCATAAACAGTGGCTTTTCGTGCCAGTCTGCCATTTTAATGCCTTAATACTTCACCTTTTTATGGGACATATTTTCAACAGATCTCCTGCTGATCTAAAAAATCTCTAGGATCAAAATTTGGTAGTCGCGGGCAGATTCGAACTGCCGACTTCCACCATGTCAAAATGGCAGAGATCCTTATCTGTCTAAGCTAGATGATGACTCTGCCATTATGATGCCTTTTTAGGCCTCTTTCTTTCCTCAAAAATGATTATATATCGTCTTAGATCCTTAAATTAGCTTTTTTCTTTGCCTCTACATACCCTACTGCAATAGGCTTTCTTAATTTAATGCAAAATTCTTTTGCATATATATTATAAAATACAAATAGTTTCGGTACAATTGCAAATTGTAAATACAGAAAAACAGGCTAAACGGCACGCCACAAGTTGCCGAATATAACAAGGAAATAATATGAAATTAGCAACTTACAAAGCAACAAGAACTACAAACGGCGATTACTTTTACAGAGGTTACAGAGTTTGGGCATGTGAACGCTTCACAGGTTTATGGAACATCTCAGATTATAAATATGACAATGCCTTACAAAAAGCATATAAATCTGGTGAGTACATCTGGGATCAAGACATTGATACTCATCATACGATTGCATATTCATTCCCACTTGCAAAAGCTAAGATTGATTTTGGTTATGGCATTAAAGATCGTTTACTAACTTGGCAAGAAGAGGAGCAAATTAAAGCCAATAAACTTGCAGATTCAATTACATTTAATGGCTACACAAGAGATAAAGCTAAGTTTGGATTTGCCTCAAGCTGTCCAGAAAACAGAACTTTCACTGGTGAGGTTTTATGGACTAGCCAACTTCGCGCTGATCCTCAAGGCAACTGCTGGAGTAAATCAGTCCAGCAAAACTGGTCAAAAGCAAACATACAAGATGGCATTGTTTACTGGAATAACAATGGTCAAGTTCCACCAATGGAATGGCTACTTGATTTTGTCCAGATCGGCGAGATTGATTTTGCAACTGCTGAGAGATCTTACCTGCAAAAACAACATGAGCAGTCAGAGTCACTTAAACACTTAATGGTCAACAGTAGAGGTGAAGTTTGCTTGCATGCAGATGCTTTTACAACTTACGAATCAAGAAAAATTTAATTTAACTGGGGGATGCAAATCCCCCTTCACAATGGAGAAAAATATGTACTTTAACAATCTTACTGAAAACGAAACAACAATCCTAGATCAAGCGTTTGGGCATTACTGTGTCAAAGTAGATCAATTTCCAGATCTTATTGCACATCACATGACATCTTTTAATTCTGTCAAAACAATTGCTAGGCTCTACGCAGAAATAAATTTCGATTTTGAAACAATTTACAAAAGCATTGACAGGCTAATTGAGATTGACAAAGAATTAAAAGCACGAATCGATAGAGAAACTGAGTCGTTTGCTGGGAAGTTTTACTATGGTCAACATGATCATCTTAAAATCTCATAAATTAAGTTATAATTTTTAGGGGAGGCAACTCCCCATTCACATAGGAGAAACAAATGTCAAAAGAAAGTAGAGTCGATGTCATGTATATGTACGAAAGGGTTAGAGAAATTTTAAATTGTGAAGATCTTGATAGCATGGCATATGTTGCTTCAAGATTAAGCGATGAATTAGCTCACAATTACAAAGTTGATACTGGCAATTTAATTGGTCACGATATGGAAGATCCATTTATTGAAAGGAGTTGATAGGTTGGGACACTAATAAAAGGTTGTAAACACTAAATATAGTACCTATTTAAAAATGTCCCAGCGTATCAAAAAGCGGCCAAATGGTCGCTTTTTTTGTGCATAAAAAGGCCTGGCATTTATAAAATTTTTTGTAGTAAAATCAACGATTTAACGAGTCTGAGCAAGTGAACTTCCAAAATAAAATGACACCACGAGGGTAGTCCACTCAAAAAGCTCAGAATAAGCTATCACTCCATCAACACTCTCGAAGGTAGTTTTATCAGCAGTGAGCGGTATGATCCCAAAGATGCTTAATCCTTTTTCTGTAACCTCAATAACAGTAGGTATATCAAAAAGCACTGGTGACACCTGAAGGAACACGACCATTAATAGGATAATTAGCAGAACCATACGCCTGTTAAATGCGGCCATGCGGCTCTCACCCTTTGAAAATTCTCTCGCTGAGTTGGTGCTTGCGGCGTTAGCATTTAACTGCTGGATCATCATCTTTTGATTATCGTCAGCCGCCTTACTTTTAATGGCAACTAACTTGGCAATAAAACCCAAGCCTATTGGAAGTATATTAGTTAATAGATCAATCATCTTTTTCTCTCTGTCTATGACCATTCCAAGCCATAAATCCAGCCATTCTTAGTGCGAGCCAAGCTAATTTGTTGATCAAGTAAAATCCATTGATCTGAAGGTTGATGTCAAGAAAAATTTGATCTGCTGTTTTTTGAGTAACCTTTCCCATCGTATCTTTTTTATTAGCCTTGAGTAATGTTTGATGCTTATAAAGGTAATCGTGGCAGACACCGCCAAGTAATAATAGGCCTGTACTGGAAAGGAAGGGGGATAAGAAACGGGGTATTGACGCCGCATCGCAAGAAAATCCAGCAGGAATAATGTACGATTCACCATTCAATTTGAACTCAAAATCCTCATGAAATTTCCATTGCCTTTTTCCCAGCAACCAGATTTTGATCATTGTCCAAAAGCCTTTACCAGCAGTTGCAATTTTGATAGGCATTAATACTGGGTAGACCTCATATTCAAAATCCCATGTGACATAAATTTTCTTGTCAAATAAGTTTATGACAAAGCCAATTAAAATTAAGATTATTAGTAATAAATACTGCCAAAAGTTTAATAATAAATCAGTTATTGTTTCCATGCTATTCCTTATTTAATTAAATTAAGTGTTTCTAGTATTCCAAATTCCATAAGAATTAGGATTCCTGCCGCGCCATAGATCGTATGCTTGATCGACAGCAAGCTCTTTTCTATAGTTGCTAATCTTTTTTCAAGTAGATCTGATTGATCTTCGTTCTCAGTGATCCTGTGATCATGCAGATCTATAGTTCTTTCAACCTTTGTCAATCTCTTCTCCATAATCAAAAATTTAGTGGGTTTGTTAAGGCCATTTCAATTTGCTCTGTAAGCTCTTTGCGCATTCGCTCGACCTTATCGTCAAAGCGATAGATCTTGTCATCATAGTTAGTCAGCTTGCTATCCATCTTTTGATCAAAAGAAGTGATTTTGGCATCAGTGCTAGTGATCTTTTTATCCAGCCTGCTTTCAAGGCTATAGAAGTTATCAGTCAACCCTCTGACATCAGATTTAATTTCCTTCTTCAGCTCTAATACAAGCTCCTCAGTTCGCTCAAGATCTTGAGATGTCTTTTGCATGCTTGCTGATATTGATCCAAGATCAAGAGAGGCCAATGCTTCGATCTTTTGCCACATTAGTAGAGCTGAGTAACCACCGCCTCCAATCGCTGAAATTAAGGCAAAGGTTGCGATCAACTGCGCGGGTGTAAAGCGCATTCCAAAGATCTTCATTCTGGTATCTACCAACCCTTCTACTTTTTGATTCATGTTTCCTAGATCACTCATTAGTTTTCAAAGCTCGATTGTTGTTGTAATTGTTTTAATTTCTCTATTTCTAAGGTTAATTTTTGGATCTCCATCCTTCTAACTTGCAACTCCATTTGATACAAACTATTGCAATTGATCCTTTCTGGAGCATCTATGGGGATCGTTACGCGTGCATAGAGTCCAAAATCCTTCGTTTCTGGCGTATTTAATGGATCTCGCTTACCAAACAATGGCTCAACACCATTAATGATCCCAGTCATCCCAAATTCAACATTGGTAGAAGATCCAATACTGTTTGAGCAATCGATTGAACCCGCACGAATACTGTCCGTTCCATAACTCGCTCCAGCATTTGGCAAAGCCAGATTGATTGAGCTACTGTTTGCCATAACTTTAGCGCAACAGATCATCAACAATAAAAAGGTTACTTGAGCCTTGTACATATTTGGGATGCCAATGCTGTTTGAGTCTGATCACTAGATCTAATCTTAGATACTGAGCAGATATATTCAGCTCCAAGTGAGTTGGCTTCTGTCATGTAAATAACAGCAGTCTTGCGCTCATATTGCTTCACTTCCAGTATGTTGTAACTGGTCACAAATGTCATGTATTCCCAATCTGGTGTAAAGACTCCAATTTCAAAGAAGGTAACATCAGATCTTTTATTGAAGATCTCGATCTCAGTTTTAACAACGCCTTCAATATGCGCTGGACTCCAAGATCCATAGGTTGGGGTTTGCTCATGCGCAATAGAATTAGCTGAGATCAAGATTAATAATAGGAATGATCTAAACATAATCACATCGGTATACAGCTTGCAACCACAATTGCTCTGTAGTCCCCAGACGGCCATGGCGTTTGATTTCCACCACCATAAAGAACCTCAGAAGTGGCTGTGAACCAAGTTGATCCTGCTACAGTTAAATTATATGCTCGCGAATTTGATGTTGGTGTTGATGAGGCCGCTTGATAGCCACTCATATCAGATGATGATGTCTGAGTAACAGTCACCGCTCCAGTAAATACCGAACTATCACTTAAACTTGGCGATGAGCTAAATGATATTGGCGTGGCAATTTCCGCCCTATAGGCAGAGGCCAGACTCACATCATAGCGAATGACAGGCGCTCTTCCGCCATTAGCAGGCGTAGTGCTAAGTTTAAAAGCTGAAGGGTTGCCGTAAGTTCCTCCTGTATCGGTGAAAATTGAACAGCGCGATTGCACGCTTCCATCGATGTAAATATTTTCTGCAAAAATACTTGATGATGCTCCGATCAATAACATGATCAAGCCTTTACTAATTGTTTTCATATTGCTCCTTAACGAGTTGGTAGTGTCTTTTATCTTGAGAGAGTGATCTCCAAGCCTTGTTGTTGTCTTTTATCCCTTTATCTTTTAGAGAAACAGTTTCTCTATAGACATTGCTTGGGATCTGAGCAATGTAATAAGCCGTCATATCCACCGCACTATTCATTGAATAGATCATGGCATCTTGTGTCATATCATTAGTAAGCATTAGTGCATGATCAGCATTAAAAAATGCAAGCTCTAAGCGTTCTTTTTCTTCTTGATCCAGATCAGATTCTTCTATCTGCTCCTCTTCATCCTCATAGAGATCTGAATCAGTTTCTTTAGTAGCCTCTTTTAGATCGTTATCTTTTAGTGGATCATACAAAACGACCTCTGGTATTACTGGAACTGGTGTTACATATCCAGCACAAGATTGTGAGGATTGTGGATCGAAACAAGCATCAAAACGATAGAGGTATTGCACAGATGGATCTTTAACTTGACCTTGACCAGTAGTTGCTATTGATCCATCTCCAAAAGCGGCCAGTGGCGTATAACCAATAGGCACAACTTTGCGTATTTTCATGCCATATTTTTGCGACCAATCTTCTGTATCTGACCAAAGATAATCATCACTATCAGCTTTCTTATTGCCAATAGTTACCACGAGATCTTGATCCAGATCTTTGACTGCTTCATAAGAATAAATGACCGCAGAAATATCCATGCCATCCTCACCATGAGCGCCTAAAACTTTAGTATTCATCTGCCAAGTGTTTCCAAGTAAAGCGGCATTCGGTGTATAGCCATAAGTGTAATCAAAAGAATAAGAAAGCACTGGCAATGCCAGCAATAATTTTAAGAGCGCTAGTTGTTTTATCTTCTTTAGATGGTTCATTTAACTCCTTTGGTATGTCTTGTTGGTTGGCCTCCCAAGCGGCTTGGGCATCTGCCCCCAGCAAGCCTTTGTAGGGGCAAAAAGTCGAAGAATTTGCCATTGCTTTATGGATGACTGGATCGTTGCAGAGAACCGCAATTGCCGCAACCTTCATGCCCATATTATATAAAGTGGTGCTTTTAAGAATAGTAGTACATAGCTCATCTTGAACCATACTTCCTAAACTTAATCCTAAGATCTGAGTCTGTATTGCCCCACTTGCTGAAACAGTGCATATAAAATCTGAACTACCGCTAGTGATCTGACTTGATATGGCCGAAGGTGGTGGCGATTTTACTGTCGTGGTTTGATTACCAGAACTAACAATCGTTTGGGTGCTTTCCGTAATAATAGGATCTGCGGCTTGAACTATTGTTGGGATCACAATAATTAGCCAAAAACCTATGACTATCAAGCCAGCAATTAAGTTATTTTTTAGTCGTTTTGTAAACATTTATAGTCCCGAAATTCGTCCAGTATTACCATCTTTTTGTGCGCCTGCTGATCCAGAAGATCCAGATGATCCAGTTGATCCAGAAGAGCCATTTGATCCTGCTCCACCTCCAGATCCAAATGAAGTCACACCACCACCAACAAGGTTTCCAGCAATATATCCGTTACTACCATTAGAGCCAGAATTGCCAAGCGCACCACCATTGCCTCCAGCTCCAGAGTTACCACCAGACTGCATATTGACAAAACTAGTTTGACCTGCACCATTTTGAGCGCCACCAGATGAACCAGCACCTCGACCACCAGCACCACCATTTGCGCCGCCGCCAGAATACGGATCTACTGCAAAAGCACCAGAACCACCACCGCCACCGCCGCCAGCTCCCGATCCACCCGATCCGCCCGAACCTCCAGAACCACCACTACCAGCAGATCCTCCAGTTACAGTTCCAGCCGTTGAAAATACGACAGCTAAATTTGAGTTTGATTGAGCGTTGTT